TTTATATAGAGTGTCTCTTTCTGCTTTTGTTGGTGTGTATGCTAGGTTTGTAATACCTAGATATGCACCACGGCGTGCTCCAGCTGGTGAATACCAAGGAGCTGTGTTAGCATCAGATGCAGCCATAATACCTGCTGTTGAAGATGCGGCTGGAATATTGATGTACTTATCATTGTACTTATCATATACTTTTAACCAGTTGTTATCTACAACTAGATAAGAAGTGTAAGTATATCCACCGGCTTCTGTTACTGTATCAGTCACAGGTGTGTTATTATTAACTACTGATGCGCTTGATGGTGATGTAACAACAACACAATCTTTTCTAGTAGAAGATGCTGTAGTAACAAGATCATTAACAACTGTACGCTGATCTGTTGAATTGCTCATACCAGGAGCAATCAAGAAATCTAGTTCAATTGTATCTTTATCTTCAAACTTATCAAATCCTACTAGAGCTTCACTTACTGGTGAATTGTATGTAGATCTACCCCAAGCAAGAGATGATGAATCTGATGCATCTGAAAAAGATGAACCATTATACCATAGGTATTCTGATTGATCGTTGATTACAGATTTTGCATAGTTTGTAGAACCATCTGCGTTTGTTGCTGTTGAAGTTGTAGATAGATATGAAAATCTTTCTAGAACTGAATTTGATGTTCCAGTGATCACGCCATCTTCATCTACGACTAGTACGTGAACTTCACCTGCATCAGGTTGTCCATCAAATTCTGCTTTCCAAGTTGCATTTGCTGCAGCCCATCCACCATTGTTGATAACTACGTACTTCAAGCTGTTGCCAATATCTCCTGGATATTTTGCAACCCAATCACTAAGGCCTGATAAGCCTTCCCAGTGATCTGCGTTTTTGATAAAGTCCGCTGAATCATAGCTACCAACATTTAATCCTGCTGTAGCATTAGATGAGCTATCTCCTAATGTGCGAACGACTTGTAAAGCATTAGAATATTTTAAAAAATATGCAGCCGAATGAAAGTCGGCTGTATGTGTGTCATCAGGTGCCCCGAAAGTAGAAGCTAGTTCAGTTTCTGTACTGATTTTAGTAGCTTTACCGACAGGTCCCCAACGAAATTTTCCAGCGTATCCTCCAGTTGTAGATTGAACATTAGGCACACCGCCTGTGAGATCTACTTCCTTTATGATAATTGCTGGCGATTCGGAAGGTACGCCTACTGCCATGTTTGTTTTCCTTTTCCAGTGATCCAATTATAAGTGAACATAATACGGTGATATTCAATTAGTATTATTTATAATAATTAAAAATTGGTGTGTTTTGGATCAAATCTTATGTTTCCATCCGGATCTAATACATCTAGAGCCCATGGGCTTTCTTCTGGTTCTATAGGTATATCATCTAATCCATCATCTATAACTCCGAATGGCACCATATCTGCTTCAATTTCTGCCATTCTTTGTTTGAACATCATATCTTTTAAATTGATGTCAGTCACATTCTTAAAATAATCTCCAGTTGCAAAATAACCAAATAACACTAAATTCATCATTAAGTCATCATGATTTCCTTCAGATGCTTCAAAGGATTGGCCTTTAGCAACAAAAGTAGATATTTCCATAATAGTATTTTCATCGTGAATTTCTAATTTATTTTCTTCTAGAATATCTTTAATTGCTGAACATCCAATACGTTTTACTTTACGAGTCATTTCAATTCCAAGAGCATTTGCTTTAATGGCTGATTCAATAAACATATTTTCATACTCTAGATCATGATATAAACCATTGCAGACAACCATGCCTTGATCATTAGATTCTATTACTACTATAGATTCATTATATAAGTTTGCGTACTTATATATAATATTAGGGAAGAGTAATGGAGAGATAGTGTTGTTGCGATATACAGCAACCTGTTGAAACGGGCGAACGCTAATATCGATCAAGTTAAAAGTTGAATAATCCTGTCCTCTTCCTCTCGATACATCTACAGTCATTACATATTGATGATCTTTTTCTGGTTCTTTATATACAAATAAAGAATCATTTTCTAATAGATTAGAATGTGGTTTTGCTCTAAAATTAAGCAATGTGTTTCCAGATATTAATGTATCACCTGTCCCGAAGAATGTATTTCCAAATTCTTGATCAAATTGCATTTGAGAAGTATTTGATATTGTTTCTTCTTTCCATTTTTCATCGCGTCCTGGAACATCCCACCAATCAACTCTAAATGGAATAAAATCATTTGTTCTTTGAACAGCACCTTCCCATATCTTTTGAAATGTATTACCAATGCCATTTGCAGTAGATGTAATAATGATTTTAGTGTCTTTACCTGAAGAAATAACTGGATATGTTGAGGTATAAAATTCAGCTGCTCTTTCAACAAAAGCAAATTCGTCAAGATAGAGTAAGTTAACAGACATACCACGAATAGAACTACCAGAAGTTGCAGCTGCAATAATACGAGAGTTATTACTAAATTCTATAGAACCTTTATTTAATGCTTTACATCCTGGTTGTAAAAAGAAAGGTAGATTCTCAAGTGTCATGGTTACTCGAGATAGCATTTCCCGAGCAGTTGCTCCTTTGTTCGCAAGGATAGCAATTGTTTTTTCTGGGTTAAAAATAGCAAACCACAACAAATATACTACCGAAGAAATGGATTTACCAGACTGCCGGCATGCTAATACAATATTAAATCTATTTGTGTTAAAGTGGTTGAACATTTTTTCTTGATATGGATAAAGTTCAAATGGAACTAATCCTTCATCAAGGGATATGATCTTACAATATTCTTTTGCAAAATATGCAGGATCATTCATACATTTAGCGTATTCTTTAACTTCATGTTCATTCCACTGTTGAACAACACCATCACGTTTAACGTTAGGGTTGCCAAGATAGGTCTCATTCATGATCTATAATTTTTTCTTTTTCGTTTTTAAGCATTCGTTGCAGATCTGTAGTAGATCCAATGAAAACATTATTTGTGGTTTGCCCTTGTGGTAAAGATAATTTATCGTCCTTTTTATCAAAGTCTTTTTTCTTTTTATGAAGATCTAGTAAATTACCATTAATATCAGCCACATGCTTCATCATATTGGAAAATACTTCAAATGCTCGAGGGTGTTCTGTGGCCCTAGCAACTTCCATCATTTCTTCTAAAGCGTCTGAACCTTTAGCAAGCAAATCATGGTAAGTTCTTCTAGCATATTCAAAATCATTATCAGCAGTATCAGAATCCATTATGCACTATCGCCAAAATAAGTTATTGTTTCAGTAAATCCAAAGTCGCTATCAGCTAAGCCGATTACAGATGTTGGGTCAGGTGTAATTGATATAGTTTCTAGAGCTACATCAGAATCATTCAATCCATTGTCTATTTGATATATATTAGCGTCAACTTTACGAACAACAGCTTGTGATGTAATTGGTCCATAAAAATTGGCTTTCATATCAAAGTCTAATGTATAGATAATTGTTCTTCTTTGTTCTTGAGAGCCTTCATAATCATCTGTAAAAGATACTCCAGTTAAAAGAATAGGAACATCTTCTTTTAAATCCGGATAAGCTGTAATAGGTTTTATTGTTACGCTATATTGTGGTGAAAAATATGGAAAGATTTGTTCTACAACTTGAAGAGCGTCATCTTGATTTTTAGCGTAAATGCTTAATTGAAATGAAATAGTATATGGAACAAATGCGTTAAATCTATTTCTAGAATTTATTGAAGAACTTGCTTGAGTGAAATTATTATTTTTCTGCAGCTGTCTAGTTGCATCATAGTTAATTCCAATTATTTCAAAAGACATCCGTGGAAGTTTAATAGACACATTCTGGTTATCTGTCAGGCTTGGTACTTGACTAATTCTTTCTAAGAATTTTTGTTTTGGACCATATGACAAAGGAACTTTCATTTGATTTATGACTGCGCCTGAACTATCTTTTCTTAGCACATACAAATTATTAAAAAGGCTGCCAAAAAGAGCAACACTTTTTCTAATTCTTTCGTGATAAAAATATGTGCCAAACATGGGTTAACCCTTATAAATTTCTTGAAGATGTGTCTCAAACTCTTCTACTTTGGCCAGTCTATTTGGCCATAAGATATATTCTTTTTCTGGATTCTTCTTTAAATTATTTAAAAGAGGAACAATAGCATTATATAATTTATCTAATCTTTCTTGTGTGGTTAATGCTAATTGCTCAGCATCAGTTGCAAGAGCAACTGTTTTTTGAACGGCTTGAAGCTCGTCTTCATCGACTGCTGTAAAACCAAAGTCAAATAAATCACTCATTAGCTAGGGTCTCCAAATGGGTTAGATTCACTAAAGTCTAAGAAATCGGTCAATGTATCAAAATATGTATTTTGTTCAGTATTTGATAATTGATTATTTTCAGAAACAAGAGTAACATTAGCCACAGAATATTTTGTAAGACCTGTTGTATCGTGATCTACAGTTCCTCTTACTGGAAGGCCTGATACAAATGTATGATATAGCCCATCATTTGCTCCAGCGCTAACCACGCCTAGAATTTGATCAGAATCAGACCAACGAGAAACTTCACCAGACATTTTAACGCCATCACTAAAGGTTTGATTTATTGTTTCACCAATAGTGAATCCAAAGCTTGCTGAATCTAATGTAAGTTGATATTCGTATCCATAGTTACTTTCAATATCATTTATTTCCTTAATACCAGTATCAATGCTTTCACCACTATATTCAAACAACTCACAACGAAGTTTAAATGTTGGAAGATCTTTTAACTGATAAAATGGTTGCTCGTGTTCAACGTGGACTATCTCAAATAATTTTTTAGAGAATGGAATATAAAGTAGATCACCTTCTAATGGCCTAACACCTTCAATATCATTATCATATTTAGCTACCGTTTGTTGCCATCTTTTTTTAGCCATAATAAATGTAGCTTGATCTCTGATCTCAACACCAAATTTTGTAAATAAGTCTCCTTCGCCATCAAAACCATCTAAGTTTTCAATGTACATTTCAATTTTATATGAAGAATTAAAACTTGAATTGGCGTCTTCATTTAGTATATTATCTTTATTAACTATTGTTCTTGGGAGATAATATACGTCTTGCCCATAGATTTGAAGAGATTCAATTATGATCTCTTCATATAGCTGCTGTTCAGCTCTGCTACCTTGGCTAAAATATCTATTTGTGGCCATAACTTACCCCACAAAGAAATCTGCTGGCATTTCATGCTCAGTTCTAATTGCTTCTCTTAATCTATCTAAATCTTGTTGAGCATCTTCATAAATTTGACGGCCATTTAATGTAACTCCTCCAGGAAGTTGCATTCCTTCAAATTTTATAAGATTGCTTCCCCATTGTCTTTTAAATAGAGCAGTTGTATATTCTTTTAGCCAGCGATCGTTATAAATTGAAGTGTTGGTAGCGGGATCTAAAATTTGATAAACTTCTGCAACAATGTAATCATCAGCTTTTACATCTCCATCTTCAAAATCGCCATGAATATAAAGTCTATTTTCTCTTCTAGAAAATTGAACCTGTGGATAGCCATTTAATTTCATATCAATTAAAGAAAGATATTGTTGCATTTGTTCATAGTATGCCAAATCACCCATATAAGTTTGAAGATTAGCAATATCATTTAAATGCAATTGATATTTAATATCAAAAAAATCTTTTGTAATTGAACCGCCTTTAATAGGAAATAATTGAGAAACAAATGTAATGTTTGAATTTAATGTAATAAATCCATTAGTAATATCGCTAGATGTTACTTGGTGTTTAAGATAAGTTCTTAAAGTAGCGTCAGAGTGAAATTCTTGATAATACTGCAAAGCCTCATCCACACGATCTTCTTGCTGATCAATATCAATATTAATTTCTATTACAGGATCACCTAATGATCTCATACAATAATCAATTAAACCTTGTCTAGTAGTTGGATTAGCCATTGATGAAAAACCTTAATATGTTTTTATTCTATTTATACTAATTGTGCGCATGGCCCATCCCATTTGATTGTTGCCAATGGTTGATCGTTGGAACTGTTGTTGCTATTGGGAATGTGGAAGCGAATGGAAATGAGTACCCTTGGAATAGAGGGTGTGGGCTGCCAGAGTTATCGCCGTATGCATGATATAAAGCTTCTTCTTCATTATTTCCATTACCGCCACTTACTCCTTTCACATTTGAATCACCTAATAATATATAGTTAAGATCAAAATTAGCCCATGGGTGGACTCTCACTTGTCGATTAAAAGGCTGCGGAGCAGGGCCAGGGTTATACCATCCACCCCACACATATCCATTTTCCACAGTGCTAGCTACTAAATGGTTGCCTCCATATGGATGATGCGTATCTCCATATCCTTGCATCATATCTAAATCTGGAACGGTGTAAGCTGATCCATATGGATAACCTGCAAATGGTAATCTAGAAAAAACTTCTCTACCAGTACCAGGGGAAGTTGTGGGATAATAAGGATTCCCTGGTTGCATTCCCCATCTATGGAAAGAATAATCTCTAGCACTTCCTACTTGTGACGCCCCAGCAAAAGAAGTTGTCCATTGCGGAGTTGATATAGTTCCTACACTTGCACTATTAGTATCACTAGCGTATGGAGCTGAATACATAGAAATTGTTGGGTTTGGCCATCCAGCCTGATAATATTTACCATTCACAGATTCACTCCAATATTCACCTCCTCTAGCTGAAGATGTATTTCCAACTGGTGTGCCAAATGTAACGGGTGATGCTGCTGTAGAAGGTGATAATGTAATTACTGTTGTAGTTGATTTTGGAAATTTCCATACACCACTAGTGGCCGTATTCAAGTTAGGCGCGCCGCCAGCAAGAGTATATATTGAAGTAGGTGATGCCGCTCTTCCTGGCTTATATATTCCAGGCATACTAGGACTCCATCTTCCAGCAGTTATAGTTGTCTGAGAAGTAAAATCGGTATGCATAATATTTCCGCCGTATGTCGGAATAGTCGGCGATTGTGACACACCCCAAGTAAAATATCCCATTTCGCCAATCATGTCTCGGTTGCCTCTAGAATAAAATGCGCCGGCAATTATTTTAACATTAGTATCTCTTACGTTAAAGTTTGCAAATGGAGCACCTTGAGGTGCAGCTGGAGATGACACAGCTGTAAAACTTATACTTGGATAACCAAGTGGAGTTGCTTGCGGAAGTCCTGGATTAGGTTGAGTTGCAGTTATCGTCCTTAGACCAGCATGGGGCGTGTCTATTTCAAAGTTATAACCTGTAGTAGTTGGACCGTTATATTGTCTAAACGTGATTGGCATTTTATTCTCTACGTAGTATTAAAATGAATGACTGGTCTAGCATATTGAATATTTGGAAAGAAACTTGTCGGAGTTAATGAATTTGAATTGCCAGGATAAACAAAAACATAACTCTGGTTGTTTGGATACGTTGAAGGAGCAGGAGGGCCCCACTCAGCCGCAATTGCAGTGGGACTGGGCGCTAATCCTGTTGGTACCTTCAATTCTTTGACTAAGATATTATGCGCTTTATATGGTGAGTTTTGGCTAATAGCAGTAATTTGAATACTCCCAGTTCCTGGATAAGTAAATGGAGTACTAAAAGGAATAGTAAATGCACCCAATGCGGTTGTTGGTACTACTAGGGGAGTTGGTCCATATACTACTGTTTGAGTCGCTCCTTGAGGAATAGTTGGCGTGGATCCAAAGATAAGACTATTAGTTCTTGGCCAATTATTTTGAGGATGATGACCTATTGCTAGCTGATAATTAGTGTATGTAGTAGCAGCCGTCTCGGTATTCTTGTATATGTATACTGTTGCAGAGTTTAAAGTAACTGGACTACCTGGAGAGAATCCTCCAGCAATTAATTCTGGTTGAGGAAAAGCAAATCTTACTCCTTTAGCCAGAGGGCCTGAACCAAGTATGCCATAATATCCAGGAGCGCGATAATCGTATGTGCCTGATAAAAATTGTCCACCAACTTTATATGGTGGAGTTGATCCAATCGGTTGCGGCGTGTAAGAACCTTCAGCAAGTTCTACGTGAATGGTTCCGGCCGGGTACAAGAAACTTGGAAGATTTATTTCATAATACTCTGGATAAGTTTCTGTTGTTTGATCCGCGGCGTGCGACCAATAAAGGATACCGGGTGAAGTTATAGACCCACTAATAAAGTCTCCTTGCGTGGGAGCAGGATGTTGTGGAAAGTAGAGATCATTTGTGTTCGCAGCTGGTCCAGTAAAACTATATGGAACTTCCACCCCAGCAGCATCCCCACTTACGTTTATATAGAACGATCCTGGATAGCCCTCAATTATCGATTGTGGGTAACCAGCCGCGACGACTGGAGCAGGAGAAGGAATAGTATAGTTGCTTGGGGCTGGGATTGTAGGGTCAAGATAGGGAGCGGGAGAAGTAGATACGTTAACGCTGACAGGTCCGGGAAACGAAATTATGTTCGCAGGTGACAAAGCTGATGGGTCAACATCAACGAATAAGCCCCCACCGGTTGATATTTTATTGGATTCAAAGACAATAGAAGTGCCTTCTGTATTTTCTATTGTTGCTGTATTCGCAGTTGATGAAATTTTAATTGGCATTATTTTTCCTCATATTATACTACAACCGACCCGCCGCTTTTTTTAGGTCTGCGATAGCCGATCCCTTGAGGTGTATGATTGACATAAATGTCTGGTGATGCTGCATAGGGAATTCTATAAAGCCCATAACCATTATTACTATAACTAAAAGAGAACCACATAGCATCCTCACTTGATTCTGTTTTATTTATGGGGCTTAACATCGTAAGAGGATTCCAACCAATAGAAAATCTAAGTCCAGTAATACTTGTACCACTAGCACCAGGCCACCCAATATGTTTCCAAAACAGGCTCCCAGTAGAGGGGTTGAATGGAGCAACCCTACTTTGGCCCGCAACAAGACCTTGAGTAGGTGATTCTACAGTAAATCCACCGTCGACATGGCCGTAGTTGCCTCCTGTATATGGTTGGTATGGAGTGTTAGCATAAGTTGGAGTTGTCCAAATATTATGTGGCTGGCTGCCTAAACTAATTGTTGCTGTAGTTTCCCAATCAGTTTCTGACGCAGTTGAGTACCTATTAAATTTTAAAGTGCCTCCGGTGTTGCCGTATTCCGTTTGGCGTGGGCCTGTATGTATATGACCATTATTAGTATATCTAGTATGGTCGGCTCGACTAGTAGTTCTATACGCGCTATATGCTGGGGCGCCATATGGTGCTAATGGAGCGACAGGTATCGCTACTGATACTTGACCAGCGTATGGAAATTTTACCCGGCTGGCTTCCATAGATCCGTTCCATGCGGTTGCCCACGGTGTTCCAGGAGACCTTGGAATTTTAAAATTCAGAGTGGTGGAATATGCATTGCTTGGAGCAGAAGCAACTCTTGTTGCGCCATAGCTTTGTGCTAGATACCCACCAGCGAGGAATATCGGTGCGGGGTTAATATCTTGTGAAACGATATTTGCTGTCGACGATGGTGCTGGTGTAGTTAAAGCATAAGGCATTCTCGCACCACGGAGGGTGATATAGGCTGGATTATAATAGGGATAAAATGGAACCCCACCACCAATCGTTTGCAAATATGCAAATCTACCGTCTGACCAAGTGTCCACACCACTTGGCATATTAGACCCTGATAAAGATCCTATAAGAACTGAAGGAACAGATGGAACAGCAAAAGGATTAAAATCAACAGCATCACCGGCGTATGTGCCGGTTACAAGTGCTGAGGGAACCTGCGGAGATTGTAACCCTGCCATTGTATACAATCTTTCATTGCCAATTTCCCAGGGCTCATCTCCAACTGTCAATTTCAAATCGGCATTTAAATAACCAGGACCTATCTCCCATCCATATGGGCCAAAGGAAGTCATCTTAATTTCTGCTTGATCGTTGGCACGGCCTTTAATTCCAACACTTGCTGCAGGCACTGTTGGAGTAACAGTAGGGCCATATACAGTTGGCGCCACAGGAGCTGTATCAGGTGGAGCTGAAGGGACTCCACCATAAAATACAACAGAATTTCCTGTCATTATAATAGGCATTATCTAAGAGTTCCTTCTGCTTCCATTTGAGTATAAGTTGAAACATAATGATTATAAGTTTCAATTGCAACAGCTGCGCATGAATCATCACTCATCTTTAGTGGATAACCATCTGCGTCATATCCCCAAGGCTGATCGGCGCTATCAAGGAATATGAAAGCACTAGGCATACTTTCCTTTAATTGCAGTGATCTAGCAATGTATGATGCGCTATCTAAAAATACAATACCATCTGGAACATAGGTTTCAGTGAGAAAAATTTCACTAATCCATCCAACATAAGTCATATCTGAATCATTATGATCTAAACCGCCAAGTGAAATAAATCCCGGCTCAATAGGAGATTTATCTAATGGATTCCTATGATTTCTATATTCCACTAAACGACCCATTTGTTTACTCCTCAGATTTTTCTAAACGTGCTACTTTTTTAATTGAAGAAGCTCCTTCGATTGGTTCATCTCTAAATCCGGCCATTTCAGATCTAATTTCACTAACTTTAAGATTTTCTGCCAATTCTTTTGCTAATGAAGTGACAAATATTTTAAGCTCTCTGGTGTCCCATGATTCTGATATAGCTTCTTTTTCTAAATAATTTTTAATTGCCATTAACAATTTTGATGGGTTTATTCCAATTTGTTCAGCATACTCTTGCTCACCTTTAGAAATCATACCATATTGTCTTACGTCTCTTATACACTGATTAATTGATTTCACCATGTGCTGGTATGGTTGATTTTTTTCAACATCATATTCACTAATATCCGAAACCCTTTGATTTAATTGATCATATGAATCTTTTAGAGCAATCATATCTTTCATAGTGCCTTCTAGCATTCTTTTGTTTTCCTCAGCACTTTCTCTCATTTGAGCCAAAGACATGATAATTTTCATTTTTTTAAATCTGTGCATTTCATTTTTTGTTTCATCAAGTTGAGATAGCCTCCACTCTAATTCAGCAATTTTAACTTGAGTTTCAATAGCGCCCCATTTAGCACCATTTAAGATACTTGCTTTGTTACTAAGTTCTGCAGATATTTGTCTCATATTAATAACGTCATCAAGCGCTGAAAAGTTAATATGTTTCCATGCAAATTGAGTATGGCCATGATTCCAAATCTCATGAAGATCAGATGCAATGTCCATTGTTTGTTGACATATTACAGCATTTTCAGCTAAAGTTTTTCCTCCAAAGCTTTCTTGATTTTCTAAAAATTTTCCACCAATTACTTCATCTAATGGTACGGTGAAATTGTCATAATCTTTAGATGCCAAAAATTGATCTACTTTATCAATTATTGTCATTGCAGGAGTTGTCGCTTCTGCCAGTTCATTTTTCGCTTTCTTTGCCATTATAAACCCTTCATTTATCTAAAACGTTTGTTTCCATGAATCCAAACAACTATACAATGTCTTGTTCCTTTTGTTATAGGTTTCACTGTGTGTATAGAGTAGCTTGGAAACATATTAATTGTCCCTTGCATTTTGGAAGCTTCCATTTCCATTCCATTGTTATTTATAACAAGTTCGCACCCTTCATACTCTGAAGGATCTGTTAATTGTACAACTACGGATAGTTTTCTAGTTGCAGATTCACCAGGGCCACAATCAGCATGCCAATTATAATGATCTGGAACGCTAGAGTTTTCATCATGTTTATATTCTAGTAATTGAAGTTCTCCTAAGAATCCAGTTAATTCGAAGTCATAATAAAACTTATTTGCTATAGAAACCGAAGAAATAATTTTGTTATAGATATGAATAAATCTTTCGTCTTTTGGAATAGCATATATTTTACAACTTCTAATTTCTTTTGTAACTGAAGAACCCGTCATATTGGATCCAACGCCGGCATCTACAGCATATTGTTTATTAACAATTTCATCTATTAAAAGTTTACAATCTTCAGGTGTAAGTGTAAAATCATGATTTGTTTCATCTGGCTCAATTCCCATATAACCAGGAACATCATAATCATGAGAATTTAAAACAGTAAAACCGTTATGATGAAGATTTCCAAATGTCATAAGCTGCTGATTAGCATATCCTCTTAAATCTTTGAAAATATCAGGTTCAGGTCTTTCTGCCGGATTTTCTTTCTTTTCACCTAAATTATTTCTTCCATCTTTATGCAGATCTTTATGGGGTCCATTTGCATCAACATAATG